TTGGTATTAACTTGCCCGGTGGCAGCGGTGGTAACGGTGCGGCTGGCGGTAATGGTGGCAATGGCGGTGGTGGCGGTGGTGGTGGAACTGGAAGAAAAGGATCAAATAATCCTACAGGTTCTGGCTGCGTAGGTGCTGGTGGCAGCCCTTGTGGTGGCCCAGCTACTTTTGGTTCTACTTCAAAAGCAGGTGGTGGCGCGGGTACGGTTAATGCTGGATCATGCGGTTGCGGTGGCTCTACTAGTTCAGGTGCGCCGGGCGGTAATTGCGGTGGCGGCCCAGGTGGTTATCAATCGCCAACAGGAGCTGGCCCAAACTCCACCATGGCATATAGATCTGGTTTGAATGCAAATGCTGCTGCAGCTGGAGGTGGTGGTGGCGCAGGCTGGAGAAGAGGTTGCGCTTCATTTGCTCAAGGTGGTTCTGGTGGCGGTGGTGGACGAGGCGGCGCTGGCAATCCGGGAAGTGCTTGCGGCAATCCTGGTAGTGCTGCCAATACCACAACCACCAATTGCGTTTCTGCAACGCCCGGCGGCTCTTATCCAGTTACCGTGGCAAGCGGAGGTCAAGTAGTTATTTCATGGAATCCACAATGAACCAAGCTGAAAGAGATGAAAAGCTCAAAGAACTTGAGCGTCAGATGGAAATTGATAGTATTGCCAGTAATAAAACTAGGGCGCGATCTGTTACTGTAGGTACAGCATTTGGTGGCACAACTGAGTTAATGATGCGAATGCCTGATGGAACTGTTCCTTGGGCAATTATGCAACCAGTAGAAGTCATTGAACTAATCCATCAACTTGCCGCTAATGTTGGTTGTCACATACACTTACAGCCAAGGCGTGATTTTTCTAGTTGGCGTGATTGGCGGGTGACTGAAGAAGAAAAATTGCATTTGGGAAGTTTCCCGCCTTTTGCAAACGATATGCGTCCGCACATGCAAGTTGGCGCTAATTTACCCCCGTCTGAACAACAGTCGGGAATGAAAATTGATAGGAGTAATGAACATGTTGTGGCAATTGAAAAAACTGTCAACAGGCGAAACACTAAACGAGCCTCAAAGATTACCTGAAAATTGGGGGCCGATCTTTGGCATGAGTGGCATTGTTGATCGCCTTGGTGATTTATCTTGGCTTGGCGATGCGTATGTTGATCAAGGATGGTTTGAAGTAGGTGAAGAAACACCAAAATCTTTAACTGCTGATGAAGTTAACGCAACTATTGAGCAAATGATAAAAAATACGGCATGGGCTGTTGCTTCTGATGATTTAACTATTACAAAAGGACAACGTGCAGATTGGATTGCATTCCGTCAAGCGTTGCGTGAAATACCTTTGCAAGTTGGTTTTCCTACAAATATTCAATGGCCCTCTGAGCCAGCATGAACAAATATCTCATTCGGTTCAACAAAAGCCGGGGTCAAGAAGGTCGTGGTTCTGTTGAACATGTTTGGAGAGTATTTGAAAATGGACATGAAATTTTGGCTAAAAACGTCAGAATTCAAGTCCCATCATGGAGTGAAACAGATGGGGCTGATTGGAACATTGCTTGCATAGGTTCTATGCTGTTTTTTGATGACACAGATACCGCAGTCATAATGGAATCAAAATGAGATTTGTTTGGAAAATTTCAGAATTAAAAGGTGACGAAAAAGCTATTTTCCAAGCCAAATATTTAGTTTCTTTAATTGAAGATGATTTGAGAATCGAAACTGAAGGATATTGGGACTTTGACCCTACTCAGGCTACTATTCCAACATCGCAAGTGACCGAGGAAATGGTTGTTCATTGGATTGACCAAGGCACTACCCAAAACGGTATTAGTAGCATAAAATCAAGGCTATTAGAGCAACTTGAATCGGTTAAAAAACAACAAGAAATTGCTTTGCCGTGGAAGCCGCCAACATTTAAATTAGTTTAAGGAATCACTATGGCTGTGCCTTATGACATTGTTAGCAGAGCGCTAAAAGACATTGGTGCATTGGAAGCTGGTGAAACCCCGACTCCTGAAGCAGCGCTCGATGCGTTTGAGATGCTGAATGACATTATTGACCAATGGTCAAACGAAAACATGATGGTTTTCAATGTCTCAGAGATTATTTGCCCCGTGATACCTGGTCAAGTGCAATACACCATTGGCCCTAATCCCTCAACCCCAAACTTTATTGGTGCTTCTTTTACAGGCTCGATTGCGGGAAACATCCTCACGGTGACAGCCATTTTGTCAGGCGCTATTGTGCAAGGGCAAACCCTAAGTGGCACAGGCATCACAGCGGGAACAAAGATTACACAGTTTCTGACTGGCGCTGGCGGCAACATCAACGAAATTGGTACATACCAATTGAACATATCTCAAACTGTTGCATCAACAACCATCACGGCTTACTACCAAAAGCCTTTGAGTATTGATTCTGCGTTTGTTAGGGTTAACACTACATCTAATGGTCAGCCAATTACGGGTGGTGGATTAGATTACCCTATGTCGGTTTTGGAATTGCACAGTTACCAAATGATTGGACTAAAGACGTTGAACGGCCCGTGGCCCAAGGCGGTTTACTTTAACCCTGGCTCTGACTCAGGCAATCTTTTCATCTGGCCTAACCCATCTCAGGGTGAGCTTCACTTATTTGCCAATACATTGTTCAGCAGATATGAATCCATGTATGAGGACATTGCCCTGCCACAAGGCTACTCAATGGCTCTTAGATGGTGTTTGGCCGAGCGTTTGATGCCCATGTATGGCAAAGCCTCACCAACGCAAATAACGATGATACAGACGTTTGCGGGGCAAGCTAAAGCTACCCTGAAGCGAACAAACATGACACCGTTACAAGTGTCACGTTATCCTGATTCTCTGATGATTGGCAAAGCTAAAGATGCGGGTTTCATCCTCACAGGCGGCTTTGTCTAAGGAACTACCATGCCAGATTTCGGTTTTGTAGGTTCATCATACGAAGCACCTAGCATCTACCAAGATGCGCAGGAGTGCATTAATTTCTTTCCTGAAATTGACCCTGTTAAGCAACAAGGTGAGCGCGGGGTTATTGCGCTTTATCCAACGCCAGGTCTGACTGTTAAAGCCGTATTGCCAAACCAACAAGAGGTAAGGGGACTGCGTACCGTCTCAGGTGGCTCAATCTTGATTGCAGTCTGTGGGCCTTACGTCTATGCTTTAACTGCCAACCTTGTCCCATCTGTCATTGGACAACTAAATTCTAGTTCTGGTGTTGTTCGGATTACAGATAATGGGGTGAATGTTTATATTGTGGACGGTGCATATCGTTACACATGGTACATATCAACCCCCGCAACGGCTGTGTTTACTGGCTCAACAAGCGCCACAACATTGACCGTTACAAGTGTTTCTAGCGGAACTTTGGCTATTGGACAGTCTTTATACGGGGTTGGGATATTGCCTGAAACTGTGATTACTGCTTTAGGCACAGGAACAGGCGGTACGGGTACTTACACGATTAACAGAAGTCAAACCGTGGCCTCTGGTGCGTTGAGTTCTGCAACTACGGGTGCTACTGTCACCGCGACTATTGCAGGGACTGTAATGACGGTTTCTGCGGTTTCTTCAGGTGCTTTGCATATTGGACAGACCGTCCAAGGTGCGGGCGTGACCCTTGGCACAATCATCACGGCACTTGGTACAGGAACGGGTGGTGTCGGAACTTACACATTAAGCGTGGCAAGTACGGTTGCCGTTGGCGTGACCATGTATGGCATTAACTTTTCTGTTTTGCCCTCTACTGATGGTGCGTTTAGCGGTGCTAACACCGTGGACATTGTTGACAACTACTTTGTCTATAACAACCCAACAACTCAGCAATGGGGTGCTAGTGACCTTTTGTCACCTATTTCTCCTCAAACCAGTTATTCATTAAAAGATGGCGCACCAGATAAGCTAGTTTCTTTGATCGTTGATCATCGAGAAGTTTATCTGATGGGTGAGATTTCCTCAGAGGTGTGGACTGATGTGGGAACAGTTCCATTTCCATTCCAAAGAATACCTGGCACATCTACCCAACACGGCATTGCAGCGCCTTTCTCTATTGCAAGACTTGGTAATTCGTTTGCTTATGTCTCACGAAACAGCCGTGGTCAAGCACAGATTATGCAGATGCAAGGGTATATCCCACAAAGGATTTCCACTCATGCGGTTGAGAACACGTTAGCCAATCAATATATTGCTGATGCGGTTTCTTGGACTTATCAGCTAGAAGGCCATGAAGTCTTTGTGGTGAGTTTTCCGACTTTAAACCTGACATGGGCTTATGACGCTACCACTCAGATGTGGCACAAATGGCTTTACACGACTGATGACAACCAATATCAGCGTCACCGTGGAAACTGCTGTGCTTTGTTCCAAGGTTTAGTT